CCTCTGCTTTGAATGAAAATTCTGAGGAAGTGTCTGAGAAGAAGACAACTATGGAGTCTAAGACACAATCCAATATGAATATTGTTCTGATGAACAAACTCACAGAAACCCTCAAGGGTATCTTCAATACTTCTCTTAAGGCAAAATATGCTGAGAAGGTCAATGAGGTCCTTGATAACTTGGAGACACAGGGTAAAATTATCCAAGTTATCAAAGAGATTCTTCCCAAGTCTTCGGTTTCTTCTTCCAATGCTAAGAAACCGAGGAAGAAGAGGAAGAAGAAGGATCCGAACAAGCCCAAGGGTGCTAAGACCAACTATATTCTTTTCTGCATGGACGAGCGGAAAAAAGTCAAGAACGCCAATCCTGACATGAAGACGGTTGATATTAGCAGGGAGTTGGGCAAGCGTTGGAAAACGCTTGATGAAAAATCTAAGGCGTATTACAAGGAGAAACAGGCGGAAGACAAGCTCAGATACCAGGAAGAAATGAAGAACTACACTCCTAGTTCAGAGTATTCCGAATCTGAATCTGCCTCAGAATCAAAGACGTCGAAGAGGAAGGGTGGTAAACGGGCAACTTCTGCCTACCAATTCTTTTGCAAAGAGTACCGGGAAGTTTTGAAGAAGACTCGCCCTAATATGAGTGCTCAGGAACGCAATAGGGAACTCGGTAGGGTATGGCGTGAGGAAGTTAAGGTGGATAAGGAGAAGGCAGCTCCTTATATAGAGAAGGCAGAGGAGGCTAAGAAAGAACTTCAGAAAATGAAGGATTCTGAGTCTGAGTCTGAGTCTGAGTCTAAGACCTCTCTAGAAGAATCTTCAAGCGCGGCTTCTACTCCTAAGCCGAAAAAGAAGCCGAAAAAGAAGAAGTCGGATAAAAAATCTAAGGCTAAAAAATCGGCAAAGGGATTTCTTCTCTTTTGTCAAGATAACCGAGATGATTTTGATGAAGACATGCCTGCTAGTGAGCAAACCGCAGAACTCACTAAGATGTGGAAAGAGCTTGATGATAGCGAGAAGAGCGATTATATCACCCAAGCTGCTGAATTTGGACTATGAGTAAAGAGTGAGTAGGGGTTGGGTGGGGAGTATAGGGTTGGGTGGGTACATGAATAAAATAATGAGTACATGGGCGTAACTGGAAGATACCCTTGAAAGGGGGCGTCCAAAGACCGAGAGAGTGGATATGATGCTAAGTGGGCTCAGACCGAGAGAGTGGATATGATTCTAAGTGGGCTCAGACCGAGAGAGTGGATATGATTCTAAGTGGGCTCAGACCGAGAGAGTGGATATGATTCTAAGTGGGCTCAAGACCGAGAGTAATAAATAGACCAAAGTGTCCGCCTTAGCCCTGTTCATACAATATTGTATGGATGGGGCTAAAGTGCGTTAAAATTGAATATTATTTAAAAATTTCATATAAATAAATAAATATGACCTTGTCGAATACTTTAACCCAGAATATGAAGAAATGTCCTTTTTTCCCGATTCCGAAACTCCGAAGACATACTCATTCTTATTGCACTAAATGTGGTATTTCCAAAGAGTACTATAGTGAATCTATATGTTCTGAATGTGGTAATACCACATTTAGTGATATGGATTGGAACACGCGAATTCCGACAAGTAAAAAAGATTACGATAAATGGAAGAAGAATGTCCCTAATCATAGTATAGTGTTTGAGAATATGGTGGTTCAAAGTAAAACCGATTTTTTAGACGACTTTGACGATTCTATCACAATGGCTAATTTATTTGGTCATAAATAAAGAAGATAATGTGTGATGATTATATGTTTCTAAAGCGCATCGATATCGTTAATTAGTATAGTCAAGTTGGCATATGCGTGCATATGAATCTCCTGCTAATGGCTACTACTTTCTAAATGATTGATAGGCGATTTACCCATTTTACCATATTATTATATATTATCTTCTTTATCCCAAGTCCAGGATATGAGAATATCCTGGCCGCCTTAGCCCTGCTCATGCCTTATGGTGTGGGTGGGGCTAAAGTGCGTTAATTATGCATTTATAATTTTTAAAAATTGATTTTTAAAAATTGTTTTCGTATAAATTATAAGATATGATTTCTCACGTTCAAAAAAAGAATATGAAAAGAGAGGAATGTCAGATATGTATTTCGTCTATACTTTCCCCTCTTATGATCACATGTAAATATTGCCAATTCAAGGCGTGTGAAACATGTGTTTGCACATTTCTCATGGAAATAGAAGATGATCGTCCTCGGTGCATGAATCCTGAATGTAAGAAAGTCTGGTCTTGGGATTTTTTAGCCACAAATACTAGGACTTGTTTTCATAATATGAAGTACCGAGAAAGACGAGCTTATCTTTTATTCCAACGAGAAAAAGCTCTTTTACCTGGTACCCAAAACTTGGTTGAAAGAGAAAAAACTCGTATAAAAAACAATCGTCAGATACTTTCTCTTCAAGAGGAGATAGACATGTTTCGACATATAATAAGACAGAAAAGACGAGAGATAAATAATCTACGCTTTCAGGTGGACGATTTAGAAAATTCTGAAATAAAATCTCCTAAAATTTTTAACATGGCTTGCACTGTTACTGATTGCAGAGGTTTTCTTTCATCCTCATGGAAGTGTGGAACCTGTGATACTCATGTATGTAAGCATTGCCATGTTCCAAAAGCTGGTCATAATGATCCTGATCATAAATGTGACGAAAACTTGGTTAAAACTCTTAAAATACTGAAGAAAGATACCAAACCATGTCCTTCTTGTAAAACGGGTATTTACAAGATAAATGGGTGTTTTGGTCACGACACTCCAATTTTGTTATGGAATGGAGAAACAAAAATGGTTCAAAATATAGACACTGGAGATGAGTTGATTGGTGATGACGGTACTAAAAGAACAGTACTGGGACTCGTGGATGGAAAAGATAAAATGTATAGAGTTAAGCAAAATAAAGGCGATGATTATGTAGTAAATAGTAAACATACTCTTGTACTTAAATTTACAGGAAGTAAGAATATATATTGGAACAAATCAGGATACTGGAAAATGAATTGGTTCGATAAAGGCAGTAAATCTAAGTCTGTCCGGGTGGAAAAAGACAAGACTAAGGAAGATGCCTATAATGAAATAAAGAATTTTACCCAGAAATTAGAAGTTAGTGATCCTGTTCTGATCACTGTTGAAGAATACATGAAATTACCAAAGTCTACCAAAAAAAAACTTTTTGGATACAAGACTGAGGGAGTATTGTGGGAACATAAAGATGTCGAATTGGATCCTTATATTCTAGGAAGCTGGCTTGGGGATGGTTATAGTAATGGAACAGGTTTTTGTTCTAATGATACAGAGATAGTTGAAAAATGGATCAAGTGGGCAAATAAAAATGACTGTCAAGTAATTGACTTGAAACAAAAATATAGATATTATGTTAGGAAAAATAAAGAATTCAAAGGTAAAACTAATCCTTTCAAAAATAAATTAAGAAAATATAATTTGATTAATAATAAACACATTCCTAATGAATATCTAATAAACAGCCGAGAAGTACGTCTTCAAGTACTTGCTGGTATTATAGATACAGATGGACACGTTTCCAAGGCTAATAAAGGTCGAAGGATCACTATTATCCAGAGTAATCCTATATTATCTAAACAGATCAAATTTCTAGCGCAGTCTCTCGGTTTAGCTAGTACTATCCTTACGAGGAAAAGACAAAATGATACTACTTTCACTGAAGAACCTAGAAACTACAAAGATCAACAGAATATCAATATATCGGGTAAGTATTTGGATGAGATACCCACAATTCTACCGAGAAAAAAATGCAAAGCTCAAATTGGTGGAAATGATTTGCTACGTACTACCATAAGTGTTGAATACATTGGCATAGATGATTATTACGGTTTTTCTGTTGATAAAAATAAAAGGTTTTTGTTAAGGGACTTTACAGCTTTAAAAAATTGCGATCAGATGTATTGCACACAATGTCATACAGCTTTTAGTTGGAAAAAGGGAACCATCGAACGCGGTGTTATCCATAACCCACATTTCTATGAATACCAACGACGTCAAAACGGGGGTGTTGCGCCCCGTATTAATCGAGGTTTTGGATGTGGTGGTTTGGTTGCTGCATGGGAGATAGAAGATCATTTAACCAATTTAGGATTGAAGGAAGCTATGATTAATGGTATGTATGATTGTCATCGATGGGTCAATCATACTAGACAAGTAGAACTTCCAAGATATCCATTTAATATTGGAGATCAAGATAATTCTATGCTAAGAGTTTCCTACTTGATGAAAAATATATCTGAAGAAAAGTGGAAAAAATGCTTGAAACATAACATGAAAAAACAAGAGAAAAATAGTGAAATTCACCAGATTTTGGATATGTATACTACTTCTATGGCCGATATATTTCGCAATATAATAGAATGTAAAGATCAAAAAACGTTTATGAAACACTTTGATTCCATGCATTCTTTAAGGGAATATACCAACGACTCATTACAAAAGATTTCTAAAAGATTTGGTAATGTTTCTCCTGGAATAGATGCAACATTTAAATTTTGGAGTAATTATAGAACTATGTTGAAAAAAAGTAAAAATCTACTTCGGGATAGACTTTTTGAATAAGAAGTCCACACCCACACATACCTACCCACCCATATATATATATATATATATATACATAAATAAATAAGTCCATCCCGACGATGGCCCACCTTAGCCCTGCTCATGCCTTTATGGTGTGGGTGGGGCTGAGTTGCGTTAATTAAATTAAAGTAAAAATATCTTATATTAATAGTAATAAATAAACATGGGAAATCTTTGTAATGGTATATTTAATAGATCTTTGAAAAAAAGAAAATGTTCAGAATCGGTAGAGATAATTCAAGAAGAAGAAGAATATGATAAGTTATACAAGGAATATCTTCAAACATTAAAAGAAGAAGGTACTTTTCACGAAGTAAAAAAATAAAAATGAAAAATTTTTAAAAATTTTAACATAATAACAAGAATTATGTCTAATATTAATCAAACTGACTCCATGAATATCGACGCTATTAAATCCTCTGAGTTCCCTACGTTGGGTGCATCCTTTCCTAAAAAGAAAGATCAGAGTAAGATTAATAGTAATAATATGGTTAAAATCGGCTCTCCCAAAAATAAAAAATCCGAAGAACATCATCGACCTGATTTAATGAGGACTACAGCTTTTAATATTATGGGTGATAAAAGTAAAATAGCTCAAAATCTGAAATGCACTAAAGGATGTCGCAATGTGACTACTTTGGACTCTGAAGGAAATTTTGGAGTATGCTACAGACATCATTGTACTTTTGCCCATTCTATGGAAGAATTAACCCCTCCTTCTTGTAGTTTTGGTTCTAATTGTCGGATGAAATATGGTACTCGCCCGTGCCGTTTTCGACATGATGATGAAACGGTGGAAGAATGGCTTAATCGCTCGGGTGTTAATAGGCCAAATCTCCCTCCTACCAATAAAGACTCTAGAAAACCTCAGGAATCCTCTTATAAAAAGAATAACATGAAAAATGGGATCCCTAAGAAAACAAGTCTTCTAGGTATAGGGGTTCTTTCAAAAGCACCGGCTTACAGGCCTAAGCAGCGTGTTTGTCTTTCTCCTGTGGCAGAAAATAAACAGGAAGATTTGACTCTTAATTCATTGGGAGGAGGTTCTAAGTCTCATATTATCCGAGTTTCAAAAGAAGTCCAAAAAGGTCATGTTTATGACGCGGTTGAAGCTCTATTGGATACTTGGAATTGGAACAAGAATAAGGTTTTTGAAATTAAAATAATGTCTGAATGAGTTACAGACCCACTAAAGAATATTAATTAAGTCCACCCCGACGGTGGCCCACTAAAGAATATTAATTAAGTCCACCCCGACGGTGGCCCTTTAAAGCCCTATATACCTACTATTGGTATATAGGGCTTTATTGCGTTAATTTATATTTATTAATAATAAATGAACATTATTATTATTATATTCATAATTCTAATAATATTATCTATTAGCGGATGTATACTAATATTGTGCATTAGGAATGGCAATGAAAATTATACTAATAATAATCTTAACTTTTATAAAAAAAATATTTATAATTTAGATTTATTCGCAAAATATATCTATAATGACTTACCTCCTATATATGTTATCAATCTCAAAGATTCTAGAGGTATTTCAAGAAGAGAAAGTTTAAAAAATAATGTTATTAAACACCGAGTAAATGTTATAATAACTAGTGCTGTAGATATGAAAACTACTCCTAATAAACAGAACGATAACAAAGCAATAAATGCTCATGGTAGGAAATTAAAACTAGGAGAAATTGCTCTAGTGAGGTCTCATTCTAATTTATATATAATGCTTCTAGAATCTAACTTACCTTATCTTTTAATTGCAGAGGATGATATTTGTGTAAGCGACAGTTTTAATAATAAGCTTAGAAATATATTATCCAATCTACCGAAAGATTTTGAAGTTATTAAATTAGAATATGGCGATTTCGATAAAAATAAAGTAGTAGAAAAACCTAATAAAATTACTTACAAAAATGGTAATGAGTTCTGGGTTAATGGATCAGGTTTATATATTATATCTCGAGAAGCTGCGAAAAAAATATTACATTGTAATGATCCATATAGGCCATGGTGCGCATCAGATGGATCATTTGACCGTTGTTTATCAAAAGAAAAAGTTTATACAACATTACCTCCTTTAGGATGGCAATCAAATGAACCACAGTTAAAGTTAGGAGGTTGGAGAAATAAAAATGAAAATTTTAATCAAATATGATATCTATATCAAAAATGATTAAATCAATTAATTTTCCAAAGAATATTATCATTAAGAGCGTCAGAAAACGCAAGTATTGTGCTAGAGGGCGAGTTCCTAATCCTCTTAAGAAAAAGAATGGTTCTCCTCAAAAATGGGTTTCGAAGAAAAAGGAAGGTAAATTTCGAACTATTACACGCCGATTTGAAAGGAAAATGAAAGTATTTATTAATAAACCAGTTAAATCACTTAAGTTATGATTAAGTGAATTAATACAGTCGTTTGTACCGACATTAATAAGTACTTTAATTTTAAATTTATAATCATACTTAAAATTACGCTAATGACGCTCTGGGACTGAAGTATAAGGTTCTAACGACTATAGTAAGAAGTAATGAGAGTAAATTTATACTAGGCATTATAACAAATGTAAGTCCAATAAAGTCCTATAACACCTTAGGCCGCCAAAGCCCTATATACTATCAACAGGTATATAGGGCTTTGTTGCGTTAAAATTGAAAATTTATTAAAAAAATATATTTTATAGCAATAATGAATACACTGAAAATTCAAAAGAAGAATATTATTACCCGTTCGAAAACTAATAGTATTCCTAATCCATCTACAAAATATAAGAATAAGATTTGGATTCCAGGAAGTAGTAAAAATGGAAGTCCCATCGATCAATTCTGTACCGGATTTGATCCTGATAAAAGAGGGGTCCCGGCTTTTTCTAGAAACTATGTTAGTTGCGGTGAAAATAAAAAAGATAAAGTTCTAGGAATACAAGACAAAAAAATATCTTACAAAAAATACTATAACGAAGATGGTTTTGTTATAAATTCTGATGATTCTGAGGATGAGGATGATTCTAATTCTGAGGATGATTCTGAGTCTGAAGATGATTCTGAGTCTGAAGATGAGTCTGAAGATGATTCTGAAGATGATTCTGAAGATGATTCTGAGTCTGAAGATGATTCTGAAGATGATTCTGAAGATGATTCTGAAGATGATTCTGAAGATGATTCTGAGTCTGAAGATGAGTCTGAAAATGATTCTGAGTCTGAAGATGATTCTGATTCTGAGTTTGAAGATGATTCTGAGGATGAGTCTGAGTCTGATGAGTCTGAAGATGATTCTGAGGATGAGTCTGAGTCTGATGAGTCTGAAGATGATTCTGAGTCTGAAGATGATTCTGAGTTTGAAGATGATTCTGAGGATGAGTCTGAGTCAGAAGATGAAGAATAAATTGAAAAAAATATTATAGTATAATTAATATATCAAAACTATGGTTTATCCTATCGAACTAAGGAATATCGTTAATGATTACCTCATTAACGATGAGAATATTAAAACTACTAAACTGGCTGTATTAATCCATTTACATGCTAAAATGAAAACTTTGTCAAATGCCACAAATCTTATTGATAAGGTATATGAAAAGTTTTCAAACTGTTCCAAGTTTAAAAAATATAGAAGAGTATCGGAAAAATTCCCTAAATTCTATGTTAAAAAATTTTATGGTAAACATAAGCTACTTTCAGCTTATAAGGTTGCTATAAGTTTAGGAGTTTAAAAAATCCCAAGAGGTCCAACAAAGCCCTATATACCACTAACAAGGTATATAGGGCTTTGTTGCGTTAATATAATTAATTGAAAAAAAAAATATTATACTAACAATTTTTCAAATATGTCTTCAAAGAAGTTATATGATCATCAGAATATCGCTCTTCCAATTATGAAAAAAATGGAAAGCAAAGGTAAAGGAGGCTTTCTTGCTGATGGAATGGGTTTAGGTAAAACATTAACAATGTCAACCTATCTTTGCATCAATAAGATTCTTGGTAAAACTGATCTTATTGTGTGCCCTGTTTCAGTATTTTCTCATTGGAAAAAAGAGCTTCGAACTGCCTATAAGAATAAGTATGAAAAGGGTAAAAAATCACGCCCTAAAATTCTTATTTTTCATGGCACCGATCGTAAGATCAAATATAAAAGAAGAAATAAATGGGATTTTATTATCACCTCTTATCATACTTTAGGAGCGGGACAACTTAACCGTTTAAAGTGGGGTAGGGTGGTTTTAGATGAATCTCATCATATAAAAAATGGGTTAAGAAAAAAACCCCCTAAATGTTCACGTGCAGCATTTATTGTGGGTGAAAATAGTCAATACAATTGGTGTATTAGTGGGACTCCTTTTAATAATAGAATGAAAGATATAGCAAGTCAGTGTAAATTTATAGGTACTTTTCCTTATAATGAACCGTCTTGGTGGGTTTCTCCCAATGAAGATGCTCTTAAAGTCTGGCGTAGGACTTTTGTCTTACGTAGGACAAAAGAAAATATTCTAAAACCTCCAAAATATAGGACTGTATCTGTAGAATATAACAATCAAGAAAGACGTCTTGTTAATAATCTTAGAATGGAAGCAAAAGAAAAATTTGATGCTTGGAAGAAATCTAAAGGATTAAAGAGATCAAGTTTACAAATGAGAATATTAGGATTAATTCAAAGACTAAGAATAATAACCAATTCTTTTTATTGCGGTGAGTCTGATATAGATTCAAAACTGCCTTATAAAGAAAATTCTAAGGTCAAATCCATCATTAAAAAACTTCGTACTAAAATAAAAAAAACTCCTTCTAATAGCATTATAATATTTTCACAGTTTACTTCTTTTTTGAAAGTTCTAGATATCACTATTAGACATAAATTACCTAATATTGAAATAATCCATTTTAACGGTAAAATGAACCGAAAAGAAAAAGATAATTCTGTAAAAAAATTTACCACCTCGACATCCCCCCGAGTTTTACTTATTTCCCTTTTAGCTGGAAATTGTGGTATTAATTTAACTCCTTGTTCAACGGTATTTATAGCCGAGCCTTATTACAATCCTTTTATCGAACAACAGGCTGAAGAAAGAGTACATAGGTTATGCCAGAAAAATCAAGTAAAAATATATAGATTTTTAATGAATAATTCAGTAGAAACATGGATAGATGGATTGAAAAAAAGAAAATTATTCTTGGCTTCAGGACTGGATTTATTAAATACTAAAAATGTTAATCCACCCGATTTTTCCTTTGATCAAATTTCTGATTTATTTAAAGATTTAGTGGGATTTTCTAGCAATAAAATTCCTAAATCTAAGACTTTGAATGATAAAAAGAAGAAGAAAAAGAAGGAGGATAAGACTCTGAACATTAAATGCTCAATATGTTTAGAAAAGTTAACAGTTCAAACGTCCAAAGTTATACCCTGTGGACATGTTTATCATAAAAAATGTTTATCAAAATGGTGTCGAGTAAGTAATAAATGCCCATTATGTCGTGAAGTGTTTTAAATAATTGAATTTTTTTATTCAAATCATAAAGAAATAGCAAATAATGATGATTAATAATCTTCCAATCTTAGAAAAACCTAAGCTTATTCGCCAGCATAATATTCGAGCCCCGGCAAGATGTCATGCAGATATTTTAATGAAACAGAATATGAGTAGAGATTATATTATTGAATATATTCAATTCTGTAAACCCGGAATGATTAAACAAAAGATTGTAAACATAGTAAAAGATGCTTACATTCGTAATAAGAATTCCAAACTTTAATGTAATGTATATAATAATATAATAATATAATAATATAATTAATAAAGTCCACTAATGTGGCCAACAAAGCCCCATACACTATTAACAAAGTGTATGGGGCTTTGTTGCGTTATTATAACGAAGACTATAGAGTAATAGAAATTTTGAGCCCGGACGCTACTGTCCGGGCAGAACGAACTAACAAATTGTATGAAAGATTTTCTTTGAGGAGTATTATGGGGGGTACTTTCAATAAAATGAAATTTCTACTCAACAATCATTAAAAAATCAAAATATGACTACTGCAACAGTAAACCATATGAATATGCATACTCCTTCTCGTGAAGAACATTATGCCTCTAATACCAAGGAAAAATTAACCATTCTTCCTAAGGGTGTTAAAAATATTATATTTGGAATGTTTCATCCCGAATATATTAGTACTATGAAAAAAGTACAAAAAAATGGAAGAAAACTTAAAAAAGCACCTGTAGAACTTCGTGATGATATAGAAATAGTTATGACTGCTGTAAAACAGAATGGTAGCAGTTTAAAATATGCTTCTAAAAGACTTCGTAACAATAAAAAAGTTGTTTTAGCTAGTATAGAAGGTTCAGAATCTAAATATATGACTGAATGCTATAATTTTAAGTATGCTTCTAAAAGACTTCGTAATGATAAAAAATTTGTTAGAAAAGTTCTTAAGAAAAATATATACCAAATTGAATATTTACCACGTGATTCTATTATATTAGACGATGAAAAAACAATTCGTAAAATTTTAAAATATAAACATCCATATTCATACCATCGGTTTTTTAAGTTTTTGTCTAATAGACTTCAAGAAGATAAGGATTTATTTATAGAAGCTCTTAATAATTCTAAAGCTAGTTTCTCTGGTTTAGAATTATTAAAATGCACTAAAAATGATGAAAAAAGCCATTCAATTATAAAAGAATTTATTAATAATCCTGAACAATTTGATGAATTTCTTTTATACAGAAGGAGTGTTCCAGATTTTTTCTTAGATGATATAGATTTTGTTAAAGCTCTTGTTAAAAATGATGAATTACATTTAAAATATGTATCACTAAGACTTAGAAATAATATAGAAGTGTTGAGATTATCATTATATAATTCTCGTAACCTTGATAATCTTACTTTCGCATCTCAAGAAATTAAAAAGGAAATTTTAAAAAAAATGTATTTTCTAACTGATAATGAATCAGAATATTTCCATAATAAATTTTATAATAATATAAATATCAGAACAAAAAGACATTTTTTAAAAGACTGGTAGTAGTCTAAATATATTATATAATAAAGTAACAAAGCCCCATATACCAGTAAAAGGTATATGGGGCTTTGTTGCGTTATAATAACGAAAACTATAGAGTAATAGAAACGTTGTGCCGTGTCAGGACCGGCACGGCTCAAAACAAACCAACCAATTGTATGAAAGATTTTCTTTGAGGAGAATTATGGGGTACTTTCAATAAAATGAAATTTCTATCCAATAATCATTAAAAAATCAAAATATGACTACTACAACAGTAAACCATATGAATATGCATTATACAAAATATGATGCAACTCATAGTTTTTCTCAAGTCGAGAGAAAAACTAAACAGTTTAAAATTAAAGGTATCGATACCGACAAATTGATACAACATTCTAAACTGTGTAAATATAATATATACAAGTTATATGGTAAGAAAGGTACAGAATCAGCTGGTGAAATAGTATATGGTATACTTGAAACCGATTTGAAGACTTACTGGTGCAATACCAAATTCTTCAATAAAAGTCATCGGAATAGCCTTATGTTTACTGTAGCGAGTTCTTACCATGATCCTAAAAATATATCTACCTTTTATGATATTGATTCTAACCTAATTAATATCATAAAAAGTATAAAACCCACTTCAGAAAAAAATGGAATTGTTACTTATTTTCTTCAAAGATCTCTTTGGCCTCAGGATCAAGATATTATTTCTAGACCTGTAAAGAAAATAGAATATGAAGCTGGTTACCAACTATTTCTTCAACTTGGAGATAATATGATCATGACTCATCAAAAGAATATCCTCAACTACCAGGTAGACATGATATTTGAACTTAGAAACTCTCTAAATTTAGATATACCAGCTATCGGGGTGGAAATTAATGAAGATGGTCATTCATCTTATGATAAGAAAAATGAAGAAGAAAGAAAAAAAATTATAGAGTACTTTGATAATATTATGTTTGAAATTAATATTAAAAGAGGTTCCTCTGTAAAACAGATTAAAGAGGAAGTTAAGAAAGTTTCTGAAATCATTAAAATAAAGGCTAATAACATGCTAATAATGAACAATCCAGATATTTCTGTAAAAGAGCTAGAAAAAAAATTATTGGCTGAAAATCATGCAGCTAACTTAGTAGCGCAATTTCTAGCTAATCATAACACTGGAGATCCAGTTTTTTGTCTAAGACATGATATAGTAGGAGATTTCCTTGGTATTACAAAAGGTGAAGATAACTATAAAAGTCTTAGACATCTAATTGCAGGTACTCCTTCAAAACCTTCTAGATATATTAAGAATATTGATTATAAAGTAGTTAAACTTAAGTCTTTATTAAGGTCCGGCGATCGATCGCCGGACCTTAAAAATGGAAAAAAGATCAACGATAGAGGTAAAGCTGCTCAAACTCAAATTATTCTTTTTAACAGAGCAACATATCATACAGCTTGTATTCAACTTTCTCAACCAAAAGCTCGACAAATAGCTTTCAGTTTCGCGAAAATGTATGATATAATTATTAAGTATTTAGAAGCTCTTAGGAAAGACTCTTTGAATTATAATAAAAATACAAAGATGTCTGAACCCTTTGTTAAGAAAAGAGTTAAAGTCTTAGCTAAACAGAGTATAACTAAGACAAAGACTATAAAATATTATAATGAAATGAATAAGTACAAAGATCTTTATGAAGAGTTTCTTAAAAAGAGTAAAAAACATGAAGAAGAAATGAAGACTCTTAAAGAGACTAATAAAGATCTCATTGTTAAAATTTCTGGTATTGATAATATAAATAAGAGCAAAAATAAATATAAGAAACTTTACAAAGAAGAGAAAATTTCCAGAGATAAATTAGAAATAGAACTTAGTAATACTAAACTTGAACTTCAGAAACTAAAAGATGAAATTAAAATTCTTAGAAAAGAAAGAGAAACTTATAAGGAACGTCTTAAGGTGTACGAAGAAAAAGCTAAGAAAAAGCCTTTAGTACAAAAGTACTTGGACAAGATTAAGAAGTACAAAAATAAGATTAAAGATAAGATCAAGCAGATTAAGCTTCTGAAGTCGCAGAAAAAGGTGATAAAGAAGGGTTCTGATGATCCTAAATATAAGATCAAAGAGCATAAGCCTTTGCCTGCTTTACCAACAACTACATATACTGTAAAATCTTTGATGAAGTTAACGGTAGTAATATTGAAAGGTATGTGCAAAACATTCGGGATAAAAGGTCATAGTAAAAAAAGAAAAGCTGAATTAGTTGATCACATGTTAGAAAGTAATAAGTTGAGTGGTGTTGCTCAGGCAGCATAAATAAATAAAAAAATCCCTAGCGGTCCAACAAAGTCCTATATACCAGTAAAAGGTATATAGGACTTTGTTGCGTTAATATAATTAAGTAATTTTTTTTATTATCTTTACAGATTATAAAAATGAATGTATTAAATTGTGTAATCTGTTCATTGGTATGTGGAATTCTATTTTTTGCTTTAACACCGGGAGTATTACTTACTCTACCTCCTAAATGTAATAAAAAGGTTTTCTTAGCCTTAAAAGATAATAAACATGGATGTGCAACGTCCTATGAAGCTGCAGGCGTTCATGCTGTTGTATTCGCGTTAGTAATGTTTATTATTTGTTTATTTAAGAAGTAAGTGATGTAAATGATAATTTCTGCTGTATTAACTATTTTTTTATTATTTTCATTTTTTGCCCCGATGAGCTTGTCGGGGCAAAATTTTATTATTTTCATTTTTTGCCCCCCAAAGGTTGGGGGGGCAAAGTTTCCAATGTTTTCCTTTTATAGTCAATATGTACTTTATATAAATTCATTATATAAATTCAATTCACCTTAGAACCTTTACTTATCAACTTAATTATCTTTGAACAAAAATCACTCTCCCTACCATTTGCATACTTATGGATCGCCTTAGCCGCCTCCATAAAATCAAAATCAGTGTTATCCATCTCCTCCTCACTAAATTTATCCAACAACTTCTCATAGTGATCCTGGCACAACTTGTAACTACGATCCTTCAAGGCATCGCACAGCTTTAACATCATCTTCCTAAATCCAGGATCCTCCACTATATCTCCCTCCTCATTTTTATACTTTATCTTATTGCGAGCAACATCAACACATACTATTCTATCCTTAAAAGGAAATTCCAAGGCATACTCAGCATATCCTTCCGGTCCCTTAACGTGGTGATCGAGGGTTAACATTGGCACATTTTCTTTTATACGATCAATTCTTAAAGGTTCCATTTGCTTTATGTAGTTATTGATCTGTATAGTCTTATTACTCGTAGTACTGGTGGGTCTTTTTACTGCTACTAATGATAATTCATGATATTTAGATTTTAATTCACGATTTTCTTTGATTAATATCTCATTTTCCTTTTTTAACAAAATATTTTTTTGCTCTAATTCTTTAATTTTATTTTCGTAACCCATTTTAATTATATTCTTTTCTACTTTACATGATAACATATGTCTTCGATAATCTTGTCGCAACCTATATTTTTTATTACATCCTTTACATTCATATTTATAATCAGACGTATCTATTTTTTTACCCTGAATCTTAAGACAATATTTAGTATTTCTCTGGTGAACAGATAAATTTCTTTTATTCGCAAAACTGTTTCCGCAAAATTCGCATATCATTTTTGTTATAATAAAAATACGCCTTTAAATCACCTGCGAGGATTTTTCCTCACGAAAATGAGGATTCGTCAACAAAAATGAGGATTCGTCAACAAACACATTGCAGGCTGAATGCCTTGATTTTTGGACTTTTGAAGAAAAATCTGATCGGTTACAAAATTTGTGTAGATGCCTATTTTGATTTTAGAGAAATTGCTTATTTTGAAAATTCCAATTTAGATCTATTTTTGGATTTTTAAAAATTTCTAGGATTTTATAATTTTTTGAAAAAATCTAAATTATAAAATTATTTTACGAAATCTATACATTTTTTTATTGTGTTTGAAAAATAATCTATTTTTTCATTTTCTGGAAGAATAAATCTTTCTCTATTGGCTCGTTCTCTACATTCGCTAAGATTATTAAAAACAAGTCCCTCTACTAGACTCATTTTTTCTTTATTAGGACACGAAGAGTAGAATACTACTTCATGTTCATCGGTTTTATTGTAGGTAGATAATCGGTTGGTTAGATTAGTAGCTTTACCAAGTATATAACGTCTTTCTTTTTTTAGCCCAGGAGTAGTAAGAATATAGATGACATTTTGACCTTCATATTTAGTACGACTTTGTTTTTTAAGATATTTTTTGTTTAGATGTTCTACTTTATTCTTACCGTCCATAACATATAATTCAGCTAAGCGTTGATAAGAATCTAATAGTTCTTTATAGTCACATTTCATAGTCGTAGTAGGCCTTTTAACAGCTGTAATAGATAATTCATGATATTTCTCTTCTAATAGTTTATATTTATTCTTGAATATTCTATTTTCTGTTTCTAGATTATTTATTCTCATTTTTAAATCATCAATAATAATTAAGTATTTATTTTCTGTTTTTAATGATGTACAAATTTTTACGTGTCTTTTATAATTAGATTTAGTTTGAAATTCTTTACCACATGATTTACATGGAAACATTTTATTTTTCTTACCCTGAATAATTAAACAATATTTTGCTCTTCTTTGATGAGCATTTAGGTTCTGTTTATTAGAAAAAGTATTTTTACAAAATTTACATTCCATTTTATCTTTATAAAGATAAAAATAAACCTTTAAATCTCTAATGATCTTATTTGGATCATTATTATAATTATAAGAATCTATTTTAAAAAATAAATTCTTATAATGAAAATTCCAATTTAGATATATTTTTGGATTTTTAAAAATTTCTAGGATTTTATAATTTTTTGAAAAAATCTAAATTATAATTTAGATTTTTCATTAATTAGTCATTCATATTTATAATCAGACGTATCTATTTTTTTACCCTGAATCTTAAGACAATATTATACTTATATTTTTATCGTTATCGACTTTTATATATCAAATACACCTAAGGGTACAAAACCATCAGGATCCTTTGGAATTTTATCTTTTTTAACATTTTTAAAACCTGGAAAAGTTAGACTGGTATTTACACAACCTTTATCATTTGGTTGATCGTCTCTACATGCATCATTAAAAGCACCTTTATTTCTTTCTCCAATACATCGAAGACCTGGGTCTTTGTTGTAAGGATCATCTGGTATAATACTATTTTGATCGCAAATACCCAATCTAGTTATTGGTTTTCCATCTTTATCAGCCCATAATTCAGCTAAGCGTTGATAAGAATCTATTTTAAAAAATAAATTCTTATAATGATCCAAATTATAAGAAGTTTAACTATTGGTCATTTATATTTTAATTGGAAGAATAAATGAAGATATATCGTAGAAATAATTATATTATTAGAATGGGAACCAATTCTAAAGAAAATTGGAGATTGATTGGGGAGGCTAAGCCTTTTCATTATTTCTTCCATTTAAGTACGTTTCCATCGTGTTACGTAATTTTGGAACATAATTTAAATAAGGTATCTAATAGTCTTATTATAGAGTGTGCAAAGATGTGTAAGATGAATACTAAGTATCGTAATTTGCCCCGAATAAAAGTGGATTATTGTTTGTGTGATAATGTAAAAAGGGGGGATGTTGTGGGGGAAGTTATATATAAGAGTAATAGAAAGGTGAAGGTAGTTACGATATGATTAGATAGCTTTATAAGATAGAGAGTAAGAGTTATTATTTTGCGGGGGTACGGTAGCGTCCCGGCTCAAAGTTTTATTTTTATTATTTTTAGATTTGATTAATTGGTAAATAAATATAATAATTATGGTTATAGAGAATAGAATAATAATGATACCGATAATGGAGGAGAATACAGAGTAAGATTTATTATTTTCTTTATCTTTATAATTTTCATTATTATCTAGTGATTTCAAGAAATTTGTTCTTGGTTCAACTAATATTTCATCACCGCATGTACTAAAGCATCCAGGAGTTCTATATATTTTTTTTCCTTTATATGTTCCGACACCTTCATTATCGAATTTATCTAGCATTGCATAAGATATAGAAGAACATTTATTTTTATCTTCGCAGTAAAATCCTTTCATTCTGGGTGTAAATTTAAATGTGACGGGTATTTCTTTACTAATAGCTTTAGATATGGGCATATAGAATAGTTTTGCCGTATTGGTATAATTTTCTAATCCGAATATATCTGTTCCTTGAACAAGATGAAATTTATCAGTGTATAATACCTTATCGCCTGTTTTTTTATTACTATCTTTGGTGGGAATTATATGGAAAGTATCTATCTTATTTTTTAATGAAATACAAGTAATACACATGGTTGCCCATTTAATATTACTATTGACGACAGGTTCCATGATTAGATTAGTGTTAGGAATAATGAGAGATATTAAATCTCCATATTTTACAGGGGTAAATTCTTTTCCTCTGGATTCAAATGCATTATCTTGTATAATTTGTATGGTGATATTATTTTTTGTATTTATATCGTTAAATATTATGTCAATATTTTTATCATTTAGAGGAAAATCTTTTATTCCTAATTGAGTTTCTACATTTGTTAAGGTTAAAAAATCTTTAAAAAATACTATATTAGCTTCATAGGGAGGAAATTTCCATTTATTTTTATTAATAAATACTGTAGATTTATATTTGTCTAATAATGGGTAAATAGATTTATTTCTGATTAGGTAGTATGGATTTCCAAATTCCTCTTCACGTAAAGTAACACATATACTTTTTTTTTTATTATTAGGGTCAGATATATAATATCCTGAAGAACATGTTAATAGTTCCCCGTCCCCGTCCTTTTTTGTATTACATATATCTATACATTGTTGAAAAGTTTTTCCTCTTATACACAATCCGGTAACAGAATCATTGCAATCTGCCGAATTTATATTTTTTAGAGTAGTTTCAGGGAAAACTATCATATTTTTAAATATATGAGGAGGTCTAAAATTAAATTGAGTAGATGTCATTATTGTATTTATATAATGGTGACAAAAACTTGTTTAAAAAAAGCGTGTAAACATATAAATATCAAATGAGTAATAGTCCTTTAGAAAAATTACCTATAGTTCCTATTAATAAAACTTTTGTATTTTATAGCCCTATGGAATCTCCTAAAGGTAAGGAAGTATTAGTACGAACTGGAACAATATCCGATGGATCATGTTTTTTTCATGCTCTTTTACATGCATATTCTAAAGATTATGTTTCGATGAGTTATAACGGTAGAAAAAAATTTGTGAGTCGTCTAAGAGCATCTTTAGCTAGAAAAATGGATAAAAGTCGTTGGGAAGGTTTATCTAATGGATTAATAGCTAAAATATCATTTCAAGAAAATGTGAGCGATGCATTGAATGAATTTTACCGTTTTATATCTCGTTCAAAATCAGGAAGAACTCGTTTAGTTAGAAAATTAATACGTAAAGTGGTTATAAAAGAAAAAGATATAGACCCATTAAAAATAATTATGGAGATGATATCATTACAGGATTTTGAGAAGACTATTCTACCTGAGGCGTATGAGAAAACAGAGGATAAGAGTATAGATGTTATAAAAAAGGAAATAGTAAAGGAATCTATGCGTTTTTGTATAAAAAAGTTGGAAAAGATTGAGGGTATAAGTGATAAAGAGATAGGGCATTATGTATTAAAATTGCAAAATTTTACTGAAAATCTCGTAAATGTGAGTGAAAATGAAGCTTATAAGGAATATATAGAAAGTTTGCACGATTCATCTATGGAAATAGATTCTTATATGATTAAACTTATTTCTAATAAATTTGATCGAGATATATATTTTCTTGATTCAAGGACGAGAATGCCTTATAAAGAAGATGAGACGAAAGAAAACATTAAAGGGAGAACATCTGTTATAGTTATGTGGACAGGTGGTTGTCATTATGAGATAGTGGGTAGACTTCTTCGTGGGGATAGAGTTCAAAGAGAATTTGATTCTAAAGATCCTTTGATAAAGAGGTTTTACACTTTTTTGTATAATCCTAAGAAAATTCCAGGTGAATACCCTCATTTGATTCATTATTTATCAAAAGAAATTCGTAGTGAACTAGGTTATGATATAGAAGAAAAATCTTATGGAAAATCCTCAGATAATGACCCTTTTTCTAGCGATGAAGAGAAATCATCTGAATATCAACGTAGTGACAGTGAATATTCTCGAGATGATGATTATTCTAATAAATCTCAAGAAAGTGAAAGTAATGATAAATTTGTTAAAGATGAGCATAAAGATAAAAAAGAAAGTAAATCTGGTGAGGATGAGGTAGATAATAATAGATCTGGTGAGGATAATAATAATAGATATGGTGAGGATGAGGTGGATAATAATAGATCTGGTGAGGATAATAATAGATCTGGCGAGGATGAGGTGGATAATAATAAATCTGGCGAGGATGAGGTGGATAATAATAAATCTGGCGAGGATGAGGTGAATAATAATAAATCTGGCGAGAAAGTACTACTACGTGTAATTTAAATTTAAAAAGAAAATAGATATAATATCAGAAAGAGATGATTTGCATTGGAAGACAGCTAATTATCTCTGTTCTCCGGTTAGATACGACCGGTTAGAATTTTCTAAATATTTGATTT